TGACTGACTGTATTGTTTTCAATTACTTCAATAAATTGGTCAAACGTAAAATGCGTGCCATCTATGTTTATTGCAACACGTTCTGTTTTTTTAAAGTAAGGTAGATTAATAAAGTTACCTTTGTTTAGTTGACCTGTTTCATTATCTTTTGTGAGCTGTGTTTGTTTTGGAAATATTTCTGTGTCTGGCTTTAATTTAAATATTGGTAGTAAGTTACTTAAAAAAGATTTTATAAGTGAAGCGTCTATAAATTTATCTATAAACATATATAGATGTAGACCTCCACTTTTAGACAAAACTGGTATAAGAGGCAGGTTATAAGTCTGTAATGTATCTATAAAAAATTTTCTATCAAAGTCTCCGTAATCACTTGGATCTATATCTATTACACCAAAACGAGCCTGTCCGTTTTCATTACACGGTTGAACACCTATTGATTGTGTACCTTCAAGGTGGTTTTTATAAATTTTATCGGTAAGTTGTTCGTCGTTCCATCGGTATATTGGCTTTTGCTTTCTGCTTTCTGGGTCTATCTTTAGTGTAGACATGTCTGCTACACCGTAAGCTTGCCTATAACCTTCAAAAAATTTTATATACTTTTCATCCATAAACTACTTTCATGTGGGCCACTCAGTCTCCCTCCTGGCCCACACTGTGCACTTATTCTCTTAGAGAATTATATAATGCTGCTACTTTCCGCTGGTTTCTCTTCACCATGCTTCGCTTTCACTGCACCTTTAGAGATACTTTCAGAAAACGATTTAGCTTGTTGATAGACGCTTGCGTCAGTAATAGGGCCAATTTTACTAACTTCCCAACCAAACCATGTGCCTTTATCATTAGACATTTGAGTAGTCTTTAGTTTGTAAATGTGGCTAAAAGATGCCGGCGTATATAAACCGTTCTTACCTTTTAGTTTTATGCCCGACATCATTGAATTCCATTTTCTACTAATTTTTAATTGAGTAGATTTCATAGCAATCAATGCAGTCGATGGACTGTCGCCAGTTATGATAACAAAATGCGATGCAGTTTTTTCGATATAATTACCATTAGGTAATCTATCTTTGTAGTTTGCATCTGGTTTTGTTTTAGACATGATATCAGATGAAGAATCATAAATTGCAACTGGTGCACCTGGTCCCTCTCCTCTATCTTTCCATTCGATATATTCAAGTTTGTAAAAGCACGGAATTACATCTATACCTTTTACGCCGTCGTATAAATCTCCAGAGACAGAATTATAAATCATTCCTGGCTCTGCACCTTCGACATACTTACCATCACGTTTGTTGACTTCTGGTGAAAGTTGTCCAAGGATTTTAAGAAAAGGAAGAGCTAGATCTTCTTGACCTATTTTGCCCAAACCTTTTGCTGCATCTTCTTCAAACATATTTGAAGGAAGTGGTGCAGACTTTTTCTCTGTTACTTGGTTCATTGTTATTTATTCCTTGTTATTTTTGTTCTGTTGCTTGTGAACACGTTAAAAAGGTCAGAGGGCATATCGAGTCCATTTTCAACACGCTCTCTAACCAATGCTTTAAGTGTCATAGGTTCAACCTTTAATTTTTGGACTGGTTCATACCCTTGACCTTGCGCAAGGACAGCATATTGCTGTGCCTTGTCATCTTCGGAACGACCAAAAGCAACGGTTACCTCATTTTTAATAAGGTCACCTAGGCCATTCTCACGAAGCCATTTATACGCTTCTTCCCTTTTGTCTGCAGGTATTGAAGCACCATATACTGGTTTTACTTCTACAGAAGTACCATCAGCCAATTTTAATGTAGAGATATTCATCTCTTGCATCATTGTTGGTATTACTTCTGCAGAAACTAATTCTACTTTTCTTTTGAGTTCTTTTAACTCTTGCTCTTTTACTAGAAGCTCTTCCTCTAGTCCCTGTAGTTTTACTACTTGATCAGATAGTTTTTTTGCATCGTTTGCACCATCTAAATCTTCTCTTTGATCTTCTTCAAAGTTAATACTATTGTCCATATAATTTGGATCAACAGTTATTTTTGTTTCATTACTCATCTTCTATTTTTCCTTTCTCATTTAAGTTTATTTCTATAGGATAGTACACTCTATCTTGTTTATCCCATTTTAACAGATTGTATCTTCCATTTGTCATCTCTGAAACAATTGAACATGCAACCCCTATTATAGCAGGATCGCCTGTTAATAACAAATAATCATTTGTTTTGTATTGTGACAAAAGTTTACGAAGTTTAAAAATTAAAGGTCCCGGTGAAAAAATTATTTGAGAAAACTCAGGTAATAAAAATTTAAATTCACCAAACTTTGATGCACTCATAATATTTATTTTTGGAGAGCCCGCTCTCGTACCAGGTAATTCCTGTAACACATAAACTTTTGGTTTATAATTATTTTTTATATTTTCGTATTTCATACTTTCTGCATTGACAAACAATATAGGATGTTCTATATAAGAAGTCAATACAGAAAGAAAAAAATATTATGAATTATAAATTTAAAACTGAGCCCTACGCTCATCAACTCAAAGCATTAAAAATGTCTTGGGATAAGCCGTACTTTGCCTATTTTATGGAAATGGGTACTGGTAAATCAAAGGTACTGATAGATAATATAGCCATGCTTTATGATAAAGGTAAGATCAATGGTGTCCTAATTGTGGCACCAAAAGGTGTATATAAAAATTGGTATGAACAAGAGCTACCGGCGCATATGCCAGATCATGTCGAATATGTGGACACATTGTGGCAGGCAACTATCAATCAAAAACAACAAAAAGAATTAGATAAACTGTTTAAACCAGGAGAAGATCTACACGTATTAATTATGAATGTAGAAGCTTTTTCAACTAAAAAGGGTGTAGAATTTGCAGCTAAATTTTTAAGATGCCATAGAACAATGATGGCAATTGACGAATCTACAACAATTAAAAACCCAGATGCTAAAAGAACTAGACATATTTGTTCTCTTGGAGAATATGCTGCTTACAAAAGAATATTAACTGGATCGCCGGTTACTAAGTCACCACTAGATTTATACAAACAATGTGAGTTTTTAAAAAAGGAACTGTTGGGACATACTTCTTATTATACCTTTAGAACCAGATATGCAAAAATGAAGACAGCAAATTTTGGTGGCAGATCAGTACAAATAGTTGTTGGGTATCAACATCTAGCAGAATTATCCGATAAATTAAAACCATTTTCTTACAGAGTGTTAAAAGACGATTGTTTAGATTTACCAAAGAAAACGTTTATGAAACGTACAGTTCAGCTTACACCAGAACAAACAAAACTATACAAACAGATGAAGACATTAGCGTTAGCTCAAATGGATGGTAAAATAATGACCACAGCTACGGTGTTGACTCAATTAATGAGACTTCAACAAATAACTTGTGGCCACTTCAATGCAGACGATGGCACTACCAAAGAGGTTAAATCAAACAGGTTACCAGAATTAATGGATGTATTAGAAGAAATAGAGGGGAAAGTTGTTATATGGGCCCATTGGCAAAAAGATGTATATAGGATTATCCAGGAGGTATCAAAAAAATTTGGCGAAAATAGTTTTGTAGATTACTTCGGTCCTACCCCAATGGCAGACCGTCAAAAAAATATAGAAAAGTTCCAAGATCCTTTGTCCCCGGTTCGTTTTTTTATAGGCACGACTCAAACAGGTGGCTATGGTATTACACTTACAGCTGCTAGCACAATGGTATACTATTCAAATGGTTATGACCTGGAAAAAAGACAACAATCAGAAGCACGTATCGATCGTATCGGTCAAGAAAAACCAATGACTTATATAGACATTATGTGTGAAGACACTGTTGATGAAAGAATTGTAAAAGCTTTAAAAAAGAAAGTTGATATAGCCAGTCAAATTATGGGTGAAGAATTAAAAGCTTGGATCTAAACTAGATCTTTAGCTGAACCAGTTACTGGTTTGTATTTTGTTTTACCGTCAAATTTATAAGCATGCATAAACTGTGCACGTCTACCCTCAGGTATCCAGCTACAGTGAATCCAGCCCGAGTTGGGTTCGCCGGGAGTGTAGTACTCGAGGATCAATTGATCTGGCTCGAGGTTCTTATATATCCAATCTGCAAGCTCTGCGTTGTCTGTGCCTATTACTTCGAAGTCGGCGGCCTCAGCTTTGGCATGCTGCGAATTTACAGAACTACCAATTGCTACACACAATTCTGGGCTACGAAATCCGCTAGTAACTTTTACTCTGCCAAAATGATCTCGAACGGGTTGCAAAATATTTTCACAAAGATCTTTTAATTTTTCTATTTGTTCTGCGTTAGGGTTATTATTAATGCCCCTACGTATAGCAGTGTCGCTTTTAATAAGCTCTGAGAGAGTGAAGTTACGTGAA